CCCCGCCACAGAAGCCCGCAAGCTTCTATCGTTTCATCATGTCCATCGTTGGAAAGCGATAACCCATGTTTCCCCTTGGCCCTATCATTGAGATTATTGGCAGCGTCTTGAACAAAGTCATTCCAAACGCGGATGACCGGGCTAAGGCACAAGAGGAAATCACGCGCAAGCTGATCGAGAATGAAGCAGCTATTTATGATGCCATGAAAACCGTTATGGCTGCCGATGCAGCGTCTGATAGCTGGATGACGCGCAATGCGCGGCCTGCCGTTGTGTTCTGGTGTCTCGGCATGATGACGTGGCTTGTTATCAGTCCAGCGTTCGGCTTACTCGCGCCGACGATTGCAGCCCCCAAGGCCATTCCTTCCGATATGTGGTCAATTGTCATGATTTCAATCGGCGGCTACATTCTTGGTAAATCTGGCGTTGACATTGCCAAGGTTGTGAAAGGCAAGTGATGATGGATGATCACGACTTTCACGAAATTGCCCGCCAAGCCGCCCACGAAACGCTTGTCCAATTCTTTTTGGCGCTCGGCATTGATGCCAGCGATCCGAAAGCCTTGATCGAGGTGCAAAAAGACCTTTCACAGATGCGAAACTGGCGTGAGAGTACCGAGGCAATCAAGAACAAGAGCATTGCAACGGCCATTACCGTTATTGTGACCGGCGCATTAGGATGGGCGTGGCTGGTATTCAGCGGGAGCAGCCATAAATGAAAACGGCTGTTGAGCTGGTCGTTATCGCGGCTATCTTGGCGGCTCTTTTCGTGATAGCCTCTGATTATTGGGATAGCCGGTATAAGCCTGTTAACAGTGGGGCAATCAATTCTGTCCCGTTTTGCGCTAACCCATACCGTGGTATATGGTTTATCCCGTGTAGCGAATTGGACCGCTACGAAAACGCCTGATGGTGATTGATGGCATCTCCTGCCTGCAGCGAAGAAGATTTTATTCGACTCGTTACCGCTCTTGGTACTAATGCCGCAGCCCGTGAAATAGGCGTGACGCCTCGCAGAGTCAACGAACGTAAGGCCAGATTGCGAGATAGGGGTGTTTCCTTTGAGGTAGACGGACCGGATAGGCGTTATCCGCAACGTTATGAATTTGAAGTGAGGGACGGCATTGTTCTTATCGGTTCTGATTTTCATATTTGGCCGGGCAAGGAAAGCACGGCGCTAAGGGCCTTCAAGAAGGCGGTGAAGTGGTTCCAGCCAGACGCCGTTATCTTGAATGGCGACGTGATGGACTTTCCCAAGATCAGCCGCCACGCGCCGATCATGTGGGAAAACGCGCCGGACCCTCAAGACGAAATCGAGGCCGCGCAAGATCATCTGCACCAAATCGCGGAGGCGGCGGGCCATGCTCATAAGGTCTGGACGCTTGGCAACCATGATGCCCGGTTTGAAAGCCGCCTTGCCTCGATAGCCCCTGAATATCGCAAGGTTGCAGGCGTCCACCTGCAAGACCATTTCCCGCTATGGGAGCCATGCTGGTCGTCGTGGATCAATGATGATGTTGTCGTGAAACATCGTCCGCTTGGCGGCGGTATTGGCGCGGCGCGCAACTCCACCCTGAAGGCCGGTAAGACGATGGTCTGCGGTCACCTTCATTCGATGAAGGTTGTTCCATATACCGACTACAACGGTACGCGGTATGGTGTTGACACTGGCTGCATTGCTGACCCGTCACACAAGGCGTTCGTAGACTACACGGAAGATGGTCCGCTTGATTGGCGATCTGGCTTTTGTGTTCTGACATTCAAAGATGGTCGGTTGTTGATGCCGGAACTTGTTCAGGTCTGGAATAGTGATTCCGTGGAATTTAGGGGCAAGGTTTATCGGGTATGACAACGCCTGACACCCAGACACTGGAACGTAAATTGTTGCCGCCGGATGAGGTTTGCAGACATGGCGCAAGCAGCTCCATCTATCGAAGGTGGCTTTGGCATAACGATGCTGAATATAGGGAGCACAGACGAAAGCAAAATAACGAGTACCAGCGTCGGAAGCGGGCAAATAACCAAGAATACGTTTTGGCGCAACGTGAGGTGGCCCGCAAGAGGCGGCTTGATCCTAACTATCGCGCTAAAGAACGTATCCAAAATAAGCAAAGGCGAAGCGATCCTGAAACTTGGATTCATTTTGCCCTGAGACAAGCAAGGCATCGGGCGAAGAAATTCAAAATTGAATTTTCAATAACTCAATCAGATATTAATGTTGTTCTGAAGTGCCCAGTACTTGGACTTATTCTTGAATACGGCGGAAGCAAAAGCTTCAATCCAGCCTCACCAAGTCTTGATCGTGTTGAGAACAGCCGAGGGTATGTTCCGGGAAATGTCCGAATTATTTCTTTGCGTGCAAACCTTCTCAAGAAGGATGCCACCCTTGATGAGTTGCGGAACCTTCTGCGATATGTAGAGGAGTCGATCCAATTACCACGATAGCTTACCGCGACGGCGTAATGGCTTGTGATTCGTCGTGTTGGGTTGATGGTGTTCTGCAACATCGTGTGCAGAAGATTCACCGCGTCGGTGGCGGTCTTGTGGGCTTTGCGGGGTCAATCGCATACGGGCTGGCCATCGTCGAATGGCTGAAAGATGGTGCGGACGAGGAGCATTACCCGAAAGAAAAAGATGGTACTGTCATTATTGTGGATTCGCGTGGTAGAATATCGGCTCTTGAATCAGAATCCAAGACAGTGTGCCGCATCCGTGATAGGTTTGTTGCAATAGGCAGTGGTTCGGCAATTGCATTGGGTGCAATGGCGGCTGGTGCAACTGCATATGAGGCCGTCAAGATTGCAGGCCGGTTCGACGCTTACACACGCGGTCCGTTTAAAGAGTATGAGATATGAGCGAAGTTATTAAGATCGCCACCCTGCCAGCCAAGATGCTTTCAATGAACAGTATCGACGATACAATGCTATTGCAAACCAATGACAATCGGCGCTTCTGCATCGAATTGTCACTGGATCAGCAATGGATGATGCACGTCTATCTTTCCCAAAAGTTCGCCAAGATGCGAGCGGAAAGCAACGACGCAGCATGAAAGAGGCCGCCGACATTCTGAACCGTGCCGCCGATCTTGTTGGCGGGGATCGCGCCAGCGCTCACGGCGACGCAGCGGAGACGCTCCAGGCCATTGGTGAGTTATGGGGGCATCTTCTATCCCTCATGGGGAAGCCGCTTCCTGAGCCTTTAGAAGCCCGTGACGTGGCCTTCCTGATGGTGGGCCTTAAAATGGTCCGGTCCTGCAAGGGGGCGGAATCAAACGACGACAACTATGTTGATATGGCCGGATATGCCGGATTGGCCGGTGCGGTAAGAAAATACCAGATTCCGCATCCGTTCAGCTTCAAACCAGATGTGGCCCCTAGAATGTCCCGATCTAGCAAGGTTGGGGTCAAAAAGTCTGGCAATCCATAGAAATATCCCGTTCGGGAATGGCAATTAACACATATCAAGCATGTGTTAGCGGTTTTCACAATTTGTTACTGGTTTTCATGCCTGCCCACCAAACTTAACCCCGCTGGCCTCACGGCTGGCGGGGCATTTATGAGTTGGCCAGCTCAAGCAGCACGGCGGCGTGGCAGCAATCAGGTTCATATGGCTCTGCCGGAAGTGGGCACCAGCAAGCGAGGTTTTTTCCGCGCAGCTCAGTCTTGGCCGCCGCAACAAGAGCTTCGTTATCTCTGGCAACGCTCCCGTAAAGTTGCCAAGCGTGACGGCGATCAATCACCTTCGCGGTATAAGCACCGCCCGGCTTCCCGACGACAAATGGATTCCCCCACTTCGTCGTTCGATCCACCTTCACGGTGTTCGGCGGCATCTTCCAGCCTTTGGTGCGTTTGAGATGAATCCTGACAGGCTTCATATCTCTGCCCTCTCTCATTCTGTCGGCGGTTCAGGAAGCGGCATCCAGTGGGTGGCATTAAATGGCGAATAACTAGCTCCGTCCCACCACGCGGTTTTGTTGGCCGACTTTTTATAAAGCCCACCTTCCATTTCCTCAAAAAAATCTGTCTCATGAACATACCAACAAATAACAGCGTACACCGGGTCATGTATCCCGTCTGGATCATACGCCAATATCTTTGTCCCGTCCTTCGGAGCCGTCTCAATCGGTTGCCATTCGCTCATCGTCATTTTCCTTCTATCTGGTGCCTTGAATCAAATAGGTTTAATCTCTACGCGGATGACTTCGCCGCTAAATTCAATACTAACGCCATCGTCGTTGCTGTTTTGATGATCAATGATCATCTCGATTTTTGTTTTGAAACGGTGGCCGTCTTTGACCATCTTCGCAAGCGCCTTGCGTCCCTTCTTCACGTCAAGAATTGCAAAATCAGAATAAATGCTCGGTGCACTCACCTTCGCTTTAGGCTTTTTCATCAGCTTCATTCCTCACACGTTCAGCGGCTTCTAGGGCTTCACGAGTACGACAAATCAAACAAAAATTGTCGTGATAAGATACTCTCCGCAAAATACTTGCCACCCTACGAAAGATGAAAAACCCGCTTTATGCGGAACGTAAAGCTTCCGACGACTAAACTCTAGGTATGGGGCCTGTTGAGGCAGGGTCGCTGCGTTATAAGCAGGCAGCGGGAATTGCCACGGCTTGTAAGTAGGGGTACGAAAATAGGGTGCGGTTGCGGGCCACAAGTGACGGTACTTCTCGAACTGCGTTCTTGCCTCTGCAAACTCCTGTGAGTTTGCCGCCGCTTCGATTTTCTTTTCAGTCGGCATCCCAAAGCCTCCCTTTCAAAGCAATAAAGCATACCACCACAAGCATCAGAGGGGTCACAAACCCAAGGGCAAAAATTACCAGAGCAAACCATAAAGGCCCGCTAATGGGGAGTGTGATGAAAAACGTCCGCCGCGCCCATAGGGGCCATTCCTTGCCGGGCGGGTAGAGCGTCCAATGCATCTCTTGGGAGCCTCGTTCAGTCGGCATCCTCAACTTCCCTTGCTTTCAACGCGGCGATGCAAATAGCGATGGTTACGGATACAGGAAACTCTGCTTCGCGCTGATTCTCTGGCCATTGCCCAACTATTACCCCATCAATAATATCAAATTTTTTTGTCCCTACTTTCATAATGGTTGCCATTGACGCAAAGTTTAGTGCCCATACACATCCTTCCGGCACCAACGTCAGTGCCGCATCGAGTGAGCCGGTGAAGTAGGGCACTTCGAGGCGTGGTCGATTTTCTTCATCAATCCAGTAATAAGCTGGAACTTTGTCCGAAATGAAATCACGCCAGCCAATTGCTTTAGCAATTTCCGCATCGACTTCGCGGCTTGGCCCGGTTAGGGCTTCAAGTCGTTTGATGAGGGAGATCATGGCGCACCCGCAATTCCGCCAGAGGTAATCAAATCTTCCATCGCGGCGTCATCAG